AAGTAATTCAATTTCCTGCAATCATGCCAAGTGGTGAACCCCTGTGGCCTGAATACTGGAACCTGAAGGATTTAGAAGCGGTACGTGCATCAATACCACTTTCAAAATGGAATGCACAGTACATGCAGAATCCAACTGGCGAAGAAGGAGCATTAATTAAACGAGAATGGTGGCAAGATTGGGAAGAAGATATTCCGCCAATACAACATGTCATACAATCTTATGATACCGCTTTTATGAAAAAAGAATCAGCCGATTATTCTGCTATTACCACTTGGGGAGTATTCACACCTACTGAAGATAGTGGTCAATGTTTAATATTACTTGATGCAATTAAAGGCAGATACGAGTTTCCTGAACTACGTAGGATCGCGATGGATCAGTATGGGTACTGGAATCCGGAAACAGTCATTATTGAATCTAAAGCGTCGGGTCTTCCATTAACTTACGAGTTGCGTAAACTCGGGATTCCTGTTATAAATTTCTCACCCTCCAAAGGTAACGATAAACATACGAGGGTAAACAGCGTTTCGCCGTTGTTTGAGTCAGGACGTATTTATGCTCCTAAGGAAATGGAGTTTGCACAAGAGGTTATTGAAGAATGTGCAGCGTTTCCATATGGAGATCATGATGACTTGGTAGACTCAATGACACAAGCGGTAATGCGATTTAGACAAGGTGGTTTAATTACTCACCCTGAAGATTATAAGGATGAACCAATGCCACAGAAACAGAGGACATATTATTAATGAACGCAGTACTTCAATTTTTAAAATCCCTTAGAAGTTTACAAAAATCCGGTGTGATTAAATCTGTAGATCAAGCTATGAATTTTGCTAAACAACAATTTGGTAAAATAGATGATTTGTTTAAAAGACAGATTGAAGAAGTATTTAAAGTAAAACCTAAAAAAGATATTCCTCCAGGCGGTGGTGGCATTACTTCAATTAAAAATGCTCCAAAGAAACAGGAACCAGGAATCATGGATCAAATAGAAGCATCGGGCCAAAGACTTGAAGGAGCGGCTAATAAAATGGCAGAGATTCAAAAAGAGATTGATGCAATGTATAAACCTAAACCGGATACATCTCCATTAATGGAAAGATTAGAAGGTGGCATTGAAACTTTAAAACAAATGAAACAACCTGGCATGGATCTGGTAACAGGACTTACAAGAACTGCTGCTAGAAAAATTTTAGATAAAGCAGGAATTCAAGTACCGGATAAAGTAGATGCCATAGAGGTGTTTGTAAAAGAGTTTGGCGGAGATGTATTAATTGATGTTAAAAACGTTGCAGAAGAAATGATCGAACTTGAACGAACAGGTAAATCAATAAAAAGTATGGATGAGATTTTAGAACAATCTGGTTTGTTTAATGTTAAAAGAAATCCTGATGCACCAAAAGGAATATCGGATGAACAACTAGAACAAATTAAAAAAGAAGTGGATCAAGAAAAAATGTTTGAAGATTTTGATCCAACAGATCGAAAACCTAATTCAATGGGTGGTATTAACAGAACTAATTTTGCATTAGGAACTAAATTAATTATGGGAATTATTAATACAGTTAAAAAATTAAAACCTATTGATGCTATGAAGGAAGTAAATAAAGTTGTAGGCAAACAAGGTAAATATAAAAATTTATCAGATGATGAAGTTAAAAAAATATTTGATGAAACGAATGATCATATTTTTGAAAGAGATGTTCCGGCAGATGAATTTGCTGTAAACTTTGATGATGAAGTTGAAAAGCTTTCTGAGTTAGCACCTAAGGCTGCAGAACGTTTTAAATTAAAACAAATGTATCCAGGTATAGATGAAGATTTTTTAACAAAAATTATTGATGACCCAGATCCACAAAGAAAAGCAGAAGTACTTGCAGCTTTAGATCAATCCATGTTGTTAATGAAAGAAGGTAAAACTGGAGATGAAGTAGTAGATATTTTAAAACAAGAAGTTAAAGGTAGAAAACCAAACGCTCAAGGTGGCTTAAATTATTTAATGGGGCTTTAATGTCTGAAGTAAATAAAATAGCAAACTACAATCAGATGATGTCTTGGTTAACAAGACCTGCTGCACCTAAAACACAGGTCGCAGATTTAGCAGATGACTTAACTCCCGGTCCATTAAAAGATGAATTAAAAAAAGATTTTGATCCATCTCAAGAAACTCACGAAGAATATTTACAAAGAAAAGCTTTAGGGGAAAGACCCTTCAATGCACAAGATGGTGGTCGAGCTAATTTTGGAATTGGTGGTGGCGCTATAGAAGGTGAAGATCTTGGTACACGTGAAGGTTTTGCAAAACCAGAAAATTATTTAGAATTAGATAGAGCTAAAGGAGTATTAGGTAAGTTAAATTATGATTTTGATTCTTTATTAAAAGATTTAAAAAAAGGTAAAACAACAAATCAAATAGCGAATGAGTTATATGAAAATAATAAAATATTTTTAAACAAATATGATACAGGTAGAATTCAAAAATTAAATCCAATTGTTTTAGTAGAACAATCTTTAAAAGATAGAATAAGAAAACAACCAAACTTTGTTAAATTAAGTGATAAAAATCAAAAAGTTTTTAATTCTAAAAAAGAACAAGCATTAAATGATTTTAATTCATTCATAGAAAAAAATAAATCAAAATACAAAAAAATGTATGACCAAAATATTGCAGGAGCTCCTGAAAAATTTAAGCAGGATTTAAAATCTTTTTTAGAAAAAAAATATCCTGAATTTATAAAAGAGTCAGGAGGAGGTACGTATATTACAAAAGGCACAAAGCTCTTTACTCCAATAAAAGATTTAGGAAGAGATATTACACAAGCAGGAGACTATGGAATTGAAAAATATATAAATAATACAATTAGAGAATCATTAGGTATTCCATTAAAACCTAAAGCTGGAGAAGGTAGTTCTTTAGATCGCATGCAAAGAAAATATAATTTAAGCACACAGCAACTTTTAGATGCCGCTAAAAAACAAGGTATAATTCCTGAAGTAGATCCAATAACAGGTAATCCAATCAATAGTGAAGATGCTTATTATAGATATTTAAAACGAACTGAAGTAGATCCCATATATAATTTATTTGACAAACGTTTTAAATTTGGAGCAGAACATTTAGGTGGAATTAGTAGAGCAGCCAATATAGGTGATCCCCAAGCATTAACTAAAATAACCGCAATAGATCCTTATGTTAATAGGGTTTTAAAGGGAAGCAATTTAGATAAAAAAGTAAGTACTCAAATAAATCTTGCAAAAGAAACTGGAAATAAAAAATATTTAAATATAGCTAATGATTTAATTAAACAGGGTGAAAAAGATTTTGGTCTTAAACTTACAAAATATAAATTTAAAGATAATAAAATAGTTCCTATTCATCCTAAAGTTTCTATGGATGATACAATTGTAAAAAAAGCAGAAAGAGCTATTAAAAGTTTTATAGCAACTGGTAGAGATAAATCAAAAGAATTTAATTTATTATCTGAAGATTTAAAACAATCTATAAAATTATTTAAAGAAAATAATTTACCAAAAGCTAGAAAATTTTTAAATCAAGCAATAAAAACAGGTGGAGCTGCTTCGGTTGTAGGAATTGCTGGATTAGGACTACTAGGAACAGAGGCTGAAGCATCTGGTGAAGAAATAAAAACAGGTAGTATATTACCAGAAGCTGCGGCAGCCAGTTCGTTAGCTTTTAAACCTATAAGAGAAGTTGCAAAAAAATTTGGTAAGTATGCATTACAAGTTGCAGGTACACCTTTAGGTGCAACGGGATTAATTGCTGGATTTGGTGTTGATCCAAAAAGCGCTATGGACAGAGTTGGCATAGAAGCAGAACTTGCATTTGCACCCGAGCTTGTAAAACAATCTGCAAAATTTAGTCCAGCAATTCAAAAGATTTTAAATTTTGGTTTATCTCCAACAAGGGCAGCAAAGGTAGCTAGAGTTGCATCTCCACTTGGTATTGTATCCTTAGGTGGTGAAGCTTTATACAAATATGGAAAATTTGTAAAAGATGAATTAAATAGAATTGAACAAATGTCACCTGAAGAAAGGGAAGCTTACAACATAGCGGAACAAGAACAAATGGGAGTAGCTGCAGCGGATGGTGGATTAATTAGACAAGGTTTTGCAGATGGACCACCTGATCCAAGTAAAAGAAAATTTGTAAAAGTCATGGCTGGTCTTGCATCGCTTCCTATACTTGGAAGGTTCCTGAAGCCTGCTACCAAAGCCGTAGAAGCAGCAGCTCCGGTTGCTGAGAAAGCAGTATCTGAAGCAGAAAAAATATTTTTTAATTTAGTTGATGCAGTAAAAAATAAAGGCATCATGGATAAATTAGATAGGGTAACCGGTGGTAGATTATCTGGAGCATATCATGAATATAAAGGTGCAGAAGTTTTAGAAGATGGTGGATCGATTACTGCAAGATTTAAAACAGATACAGGTGCACCTGCTGAAATTGTTTACATTAAACCACAAAAAAGAATAGATCCTAAAACCGGTAAAGAAGTAGAATATCCGGGTGAGTTTGATTATGAAGCTCAAGAAGTAGGAAGAATGAATCCTGATGGAGATGTAGATATTGATGCAGAATTTGAAATTATGGATAGTCTTGAAGACGTAAAGAAATTGATTGATGACTAAACGATTAACCACTACAATACCACCTAAATCCGGCCCCACGCCTCAGGGCTTGAATATTTCGTATAATACTGTTAAAACAGTCAAACAATCTGGAGAAAAAATAAATGGCGGATATAGACAAAGCATTACCCAACACAGGGCCAAGAAAAGAATTTGAAATTCCTGGAGAAGAGGAAATTAGAGAAACTTTAGTTGAAGAAGTTTCAGCAGAACAAGAATCACCAGACGATGTTGAAGTCGTTGAAAATGAAGATGGTTCAGTAGATATTGATTTAGATCCAGGTGCAGCATTACCTGAGGGTGGTAATGAGCATTATGCAAACTTAGCAGATTTTTTACCTGATGATGTACTTGGAAGATTAGCATCTAGTTTATCTTCTAAATATCAAGAATATGTTTCATCTAGAAAAGATTGGGAAAGAACTTACACACAAGGTTTAGATTTATTAGGTTTCAAATATGATAACCGAACAGAACCTTTTCAAGGAGCATCGGGTGCAACGCATCCAGTTCTTGCAGAAGCGGTTACACAGTTTCAAGCTTTAGCATATAAAGAATTATTACCAGCAGATGGACCGGTTAGAACTCAGATCATTGGATTACAAACTCCAGAAAAAGTTCAACAAGCAAGCCGTGTAAAAGATTTTATGAATTATCAAATTATGGATCAAATGAAAGAATATGAACCAGAATTTGATTCTATGTTATTTCATCTACCTCTTTCAGGTAGTACTTTTAAAAAAGTATATTATGATGAAATGGAACAAAGAGCAGTTAGCAAATTTGTTCCAGCAGATGATTTAATTGTTCCGTACACAGCTACCTCATTAGATGATGCGGAAGCAATTATTCATCGTGTAAAAATTTCTGAAAACGAATTACGTAAACAACAAGTTGCTGGTTTCTATCGGGATATTGAACTAGGAAAACCTGGAGATAAAGAATCAGATATTGAGAAAAAGGAAAGAGAACTTGAAGGAATTTCTAAAACTGCAAACGAAGATGTATTTACAATTTTAGAATGTCATGTGGATTTAGATTTAGAAGGTTTTGAAGATCAAAATCCAGAGACTGGTGAGCCGTCAGGAATTAAAATTCCATACATTGTAACTTTAGAAGAAGGATCAAGAGAAATACTTTCAATTAGAAGAAACTATGAAGTAGGGAATCCTAAAAAAGATAAAGTTCAATACTTTGTTCATTTTAAATTTTTACCAGGTTTAGGTTTTTATGGTTTTGGTTTAATCCATATGATTGGTGGATTATCAAGAACTGCTACAGCTGCATTAAGACAATTACTAGACGCAGGAACTTTATCTAACTTACCTGCCGGATTCAAGATGCGTGGTATAAGAATCCGAGACGATGCACAATCAATTCAACCAGGTGAGTTCAGAGATGTCGATGCACCAGGTGGTAATTTACGAGATTCATTTATGATGCTTCCGTTTAAAGAACCAAGTCAAACACTACTTGCATTAATGGGAGTAGTCGTTCAAGCAGGTCAAAGATTTGCATCTATAGCTGATATGCAAGTCGGTGATGGTAATCAACAAGCAGCAGTTGGTACAACCGTTGCTTTATTAGAACGTGGTTCCAGAACCATGTCAGCAATACACAAAAGAATTTACTCGGCTTTGAAAAATGAATTCAGACTCATGGCTAGAGTATTCAAGTTATATCTACCACAACAATATCCGTACGATGTAGTTGGGGGCCAAAGAATGATAATGCAATCGGACTTTGATGATCGGGTAGATATATTGCCAGTTGCTGACCCCAACATTTTTTCACAGACACAGCGTATCTCACTCGCACAAACGGAACTGCAGCTGGCAACTTCTAATCCGCAAATGCATAACATGTATCAAGCATATAGAAATATGTATGAAGCATTGGGTGTAAAAAATATTGATAGTCTTTTAGTTAAACCAATGCAACCAACACCAAAAGATCCGGCGTTAGAACATATTGATGCATTAGGTTCAAAACCATTCCAAGCTTTTCCTGGTCAAGATCATCGATCGCACATTACGGCTCACTTAAATTTCATGGCAACGAATATGGCAAGAAACAATCCAATGGTCATGGCATCATTAGAGAAAAATATTTTTGAACATATTAGTTTAATGGCTCAAGAACAAGTTGAGTTAGAGTTTTCTCAAGAATTACAACAAATGCAACAGATGCAAATGATGATGCAACAGAATCCACAGATGGCACAACAGATGCAAATGCAATTAATGCAGATGCAACAAAAAGTAGAAGCTAGAAAAGCACAGTTGATTGCTGAAATGATGGAAGAATTTATGAACGAAGAGAAGAAAATTACTTCACAATTTGATAATGATCCAATTGCTAAGTTAAGAGCAAGAGAATTAGACCTTAGAGCAATGGAAAATGATCGAAAAGAACGTGAAGGTAAGGACAGAATGGACCTTGATAAGATGAAAGCAATGATGAATCAACAAAATCAAGATGAAAAACTAGAACAGAACGAAGAATTAGCTAAATTAAGAGCTGATACATCAATTGAAAAGACAATTTTAAGTAAAACAATTCCAAATGTTGATTCAATGATGAAAAATCAAGGTAGTATGATGCCAAATGTTAGAATTATGCGTGGAGGCAACGAGTAACATGAGAAAAAACATGACAAAACCGGAAAAAAAGATTAAAAAGGTGATGAGGGAATTCAAAAGAGGTGAATTACCTATAGGTAAGTCAAAGAAAAAAGTAAAATCGCGTAAACAAGCGATTGCAATTGCTTTATCTGAGGCTGGAAAATCAAAACCAAGGAGATAAAATGGCAAAACTAGATAATATTAAAGATGTAAAAGTTGGTGAGCAACAAATTGAGATTGATCCAAGATCAAAAACAACTGCTGACAGAGCTTACAACTATATTGGTACTGGTGGACCTGAAATGGAAGTTAAAGGTCAAGGTGCAGTATTAAAAGAGAAGAAAAGAAGTTCAAAAGCGTATTAGTATTATGTTCCCGTGGAGTTTAATAGGTACAGCATTAAAAACTGGCGCTGAGATTTATAAGAATAAGAAAAAATCTGAAATTATAATGTCAGAAGCAAGAATCGTCCATGCTGAAAAAATGAAACGCGGAGAAATTGAGTACAGTGGACAGATTGCTCAAAATCAAAAAGGCGACTGGAAGGACGAATTTGTACTTTTAGTTCTCACATCTCCACTGGCTATTTTATTTTATTCCGTATTTGCTGAAGATGAAGAGATACAAGCTAA